GCGATTGAGAGAATGGGTTTAGCAAACCCAGCTAGTATTGCCTGGGAATTTATGCCGTGGAGTTTTGCGGTTGACTGGGCAATACCGATTGGCTCTTGGATTGAAGCGCAGAGTTTCGCGCTCCGGGCTAAGGGCACGTTCGTGTATACGACGCTTAATGTATTCGAGCGTCGTTGCGCGGGTGCGTGGGGAAGTGGTTACTCAAAACCGTGGTTTTTATCGGTTGAGCAACCGCCGGGTCCGTTCTTCACAAAATCAGTGACCATGACACGGACCATATCTAACAGCATTAGCGTTCCGCTGCCTGTGTTCAAGTCTAACCTCTTAGGAGGCGAACCCTTGGCACGCTTAGCGAACGCTTTTTCATTGCTAGTAGGTGTGGCTAACCGTCGTAGTGTTGGTCAATATGGGTTCTGACCGCCCTTTCGGTCAATTTAGTTAGGAGAAAATCAATGTCTGCTATCGCTAACATTGTCGCCTATGATGGCGCTGCGACCCCTGTCCTCCACACGTTTATCCCTGAGTCCGTATTACGGGACAAAGGGGAGATTACGGCCACTTACCGCGAACAGCTGGCAGGTGTACCGTATGACGCGCAACCCTCGGTTGTTCTGAGGCTTACGCGAATGGCGAGTGGGGTATTTCGGGTCAGTTCCCGGGTGTCGGTCCCTGTGATGGAATCGATCGGGTCACAGAACTCCGCTGGTTATACGGCGGCTCCCAAGGTTGCGTACGTGAATACCAGCGAAAATGTTGGTTATTTTCACGAGCGCAGCGACTTGGTTGGCCGTCGTTTGGTTCGCCAACTGGGGATCAATATCAGTAATGGTATTGAAACCTCAGTGTCGCCTGTTACTACTAAGGCGGTTGGTGAACTATTTGACCAGTTGGTGATGCCGGTTTAATAGGCGTTGCCACCCCCATTGCTTCTTGGGGGATCCGTAACTTCCGTTTTAAGGAGTTATTAAATGAAGATCCTTTCATGGGATAAGGAGTTTGATGATGAAGAAACCCTCGAAATCATTACAGGGTTTGCTCTTGGACATTGTGCTGAAGCTGGCGAAGTTGGCCAGCGCCTCGCCGCGGCGATCATTAACCGCGACTACAGTGCTATTGTCCATTTCTGCGTGGATTATGCAATTTTACCTGTGACCGAAGCTATCCATATACGCCAGGCGCTCGGCTTCTTTACGAAGCTGGAGTCCTTGGATATTGGGGTAGACAAGGAGCAGGTTGCACGATCCACGTTTTACCGCACCGAACGTGTTTGTCGTGAGACGAACGTGTTTCTTCGCGATATTTTAGATCCGCGGGGTAGTGCTAACTGCCTGCCTCACGGTGTTGCGTCGGTATTATTTTCGGCGCAGCAGAAAATATCTAAAGTGTTGGGAGAGGTCCCAGATTTGAGTCAATTAAATCTGACCTTCGGTCCGGGGGCGACGACTTCGGTACAAAAGAGAAATGCATGCGCTCGTACAAAATTGAGCGCTGTACCGTCTTGTAGCACGAGTATGTTGTCCTTGCTTCCTCGGTTTTTCCAGGAAGTTCCACATTGGGCCGATGTCCATGCTTCAGCGTATTCTTTCCACGTTGAAGATTATGGCGATGGCCCAGTGACTGTTTTGGACAGCACGACAGTTTCCGTCGAATTAATGAACGGTGAACTGTCGTTCGTGCCTAAGAACGCGAAGACGCATAGATCTGTTCTCAAAGAGCCTACCATCAATGCGATGGTGCAACATGGCTACGGCGAGGTGATCAGTAAGCGTCTGCTACGCGTTGGGCAGGACATTCATGATCAAAAGCGCAACAAGCGCTTAGCTCGTGAAGGTTCTCTTACGGGGGACTTAGCAACCCTCGACCTAAGCTCAGCTTCCGATTTAATTTCATCGGAGCTGGTGGCTCATTTACTTCCATTTGACTGGTATTCGGCGCTTAATTCGTGCCGTACACCACTGTGTAGTGATGGTGAAAGCCTCATTACACTGGAGAAGTTTTCGTCGATGGGCAATGGCTTTACTTTTCCATTGCAGACCCTTTTGTTTTGGGCCTTGGTAAAAAGTGC